ATGGGGGATATAACCGTTTCTAACTCGAATCGCGACATTCTCCAGTACGCTCCTGGTGCAACATCATTGGGAAGTAATGCCTATGCAGGAGGTACCCTTTCAACAGTTCTTGGCGCTTATAACATTGCGACCAGTGGATACAATGGCACAGGGGGGTTTAACTCTCTTTCCTATGCGGCACAAAATTTTGGGTCCACTATTGTCGGTACATTGAATACCAACGAATCCGCCACAGTTCGTGCACCCTTTATGAGTACCAGTTATTCCGGCATTGCAAATAGCACTGTAGGTATCGCTAATCGAACGTACAATGCAAACGGCGCCTTGATTTTCGGTGCAGGCAACGAAATTACCAATTCAGTCGTAAAGATCTCCTCCGTTAGTTCTAGCACTCAAACGGCCTCTGCCTCTGTTAATGAGCTTGCAGGGAACTTGCGCACCGCAATTCACAATGACGAAGGCGGCTCAACTCTTGCTATCGGCGGCGGCAACATTGCCGATTACACCCAGGCCTCTCAGCTGATCGGCGTTAACAATACGCTCAAAGGCTCGTCCAGCTCCGTAAGCCATTACAACGCGCTGAATGGCTACAAGAACACGGCGACCAACGTTCAGCATGTGACTGTTATTGGCTCTTCCAACACTGTTACAGACGGTGAAAGCAATATCGTTGCTGGTGACAATCATAAGCTCACAGGAGCAAGCAAATCAGTCATCATAGGCTCTTCAACCGAGAACAAAGAAGTTACAAAGAGCAATGTCGTTGTAATTGGCCAAGATGCCGATATCTTCCAGGAGGGTGATGTCGCACTTGGTAGCGGCTCTACTGCAGCACAAGTGGAGACAACCACCAATATAACCATTAGAGGCACTTCGTACAATTTCGCTGGCACTTCTCCGACTAGTACAGTTAGCGTTGGTTCTGCAGGCAAAGAACGCACAATTACAAACGTTGCCGCGGGGCGTATTAGTGCCGCTTCAACTGACGCCATCAATGGCAGCCAATTGTTTGCCGTCACTTCTGCGTTGGATACTCTCTCTACATCTGCTGGTGCCCATTACTACTCTGTAAAGAGCTCAAACACTGGAGCAGATTCTAACTATGATAATGATGGCGCCACTGGCACTGATAGTATTGTTCTGGGTATCGCCTCAAAAAATTCCGGTAACAACAGTACCGTTATCGGCAATATGAACTCTCTGACTGGAATAAAAAACGGTGCCAATAACAGCATTGTCGTTGGCCAACGCTTAGAGGTTGACGGCACACACAACGCTGTCTTTGGCACAGATTACGCAAATTATGATAATAAGCTGACCAAGGTCGTGGGCAATCAAAACACCGTTATCGGCGTTGGTAATCTTGTTGGCTATACAGCCGTTCAAAACGGAACGCAATGGACTTATACAAAGTGGGGAGATAGCGGTTCAGACCAAAACGTAGCTGTTGGATTGAACAATACCGCTAATGGTGGAAGTATCGCTGTAGGTACTTCGTCCGTAGTTGATTCTCTGGGAGTTTCCTTGGGGCACGGAAATACCGTTATCGGTCCTGACGACAATGGCGGACAATGGGGAGTTGCCATAGGCAATAAGCTCACTGTTTCTGGTGAAAACGCAGTTGCTGTAGGGACGGAGTCCACCGCCAAGGGAGATTGGACTGTTGCCGTGGGTTCTAACGCTTCAGCAGAGAAGACTTACGATATTGCTATTGGCAAAAAGGCTTCTGCCACGGGAGGGTGGTCTACTGCATTAGGGGCATCTGCTAGAGCCAGTGCCCAAACCTCTACAGCGCTTGGGTACAGAGCTGAAGCACCCGTTAATAACGGTGTTGCTTTAGGCTCCTTCAGTGTCGCCAACACTGAAGCTGGTGTTGCTGGCTACGACCTTTCGACCGGCGCGGCATCTACAGAAACTTCAGTTGCTTGGAAATCAACAGCAGCAGCCGTCTCAGTCGGTGAGGTTGATAATGGTATAACTCGGCAGATTACGGGGGTGGCGGCGGGCTTGAACGACACCGATGCTGTCAATGTGGCACAGCTTAAGAAAGCGGCATCCGCGGCAACCACCAATGTCAACACAACCGATCCGAACATGACAGTGACGGAACAGCCGGCTGATTCCCACAATTACACGATTGGGCTGAATAAGAACCTCACCGGCATGGAAAGCGCGGAGTTTGGGGCTGACGCCGCAAAGACGACTATCTCTGCTGGTGGCGTAACCATCGTCAAGGACAGCACAACGGTAAGCCTTAAATCCAATGGACTAGATAATGGCGGGCAAACCATCAAGAATATAGCTGCTGGCGAAAACGACACTGATGCGGTTAACCTCTCGCAGCTGAAGAATTCCGTTACGAAGGTGGAATCTACCAGCCAGGGCTATATCGATATCACAACACGGAAGGAAAATGCCTCAACCAATACCGGGGCAACCATCTACTCCGTGGGACTGTCTGCTGATGCCAAAACCGCGATCACGAATGCCAATCATTATCTGACGGCTGATGGGATCAATGCCCAGAACCAAAAGATAAAGAATGTTGCCCCCGGGACGATTTCCGCGGCGTCTACTGATGCTGTGAATGGCAGCCAGTTGTATCAGACAAATCAGGCGGTTCAGCACAACTCTGATGATATTTCCAAACTGTATAACCGCAGCGCGGAACTTAATCGCAAGATCTATCGTGCTGGCGCGCATGCGGCTGCTCTTGCCGCACTGCATCCGCTTGACTTCGATGAAAATCATCTGGTATCCGCCTCTCTTGGCCTTGGTCAATACCACAGCCACGGAGCGGTCGCTCTCGGTATTTTCGCCCGCCCGACGGAGAACTTTATGGTCAGCCTGGGAGGATCAATCTCCTCTGGCAGTGATGTGATGGGGAATCTCGGCGTGCATTATCGCTTTGGAGGCGACAGCGTGCGGGTGAACAAAGCGGAACTTACTCAGCAGGTAAGCACTCTCAAAGCTGAAAACCGGGATCTGTCAGCAAAATTGGCTTCTTCCAACTCAAAGCTGGAAGCCGCTACGTCAAAGATTGACTCTCTGATGGCAAGGATCCACGCTATCGAAGCCAAACTTAATATGAAGTAAGCAAAGCTCAAGGAGAGGGGGCTTGCCCCTTCTCCAACATATATAATGTATATGGTCTTGTGAAGGTCTCTGTGGTTCGCATGTGGGCACCAGCTCTCCCCTTGTAAGACTGGCACGGCCTAATAAGAGGCCAAGATGCAAGAGAACCGCGCGCGCCCCTTGAGGAAACTCAGGGGCGCCTTTTTTATTCCCGCTAATACTTATCTTTGTACCCCTGCTGAGATAACGGATTAGCCGCTCAGGCTACATCCTTTACAATGTGTATTTGATGTGTATAATAGATCTTGTTGATTAACAAGGGGTAAACCATGGATAGCTCCACGGTAATCAGCAGGATTAAAGCGGATGGCTGGAGGCTCCAGAGCGTGAAAGGTGATCATCACAATTTCAAAAAAAGCCGGTTTTCAGTTCATCGTGACGATCACTCACCCGCGCAAGGATGTGCCAATCGGGCAACTGAAAGACATATCCAAGAAGTCAGGCATAAAATTTTAAGCCAGTTGGTCGGGCGAGGGGTCTTCCCTCGTCCGTTTTCTCGCACAAGAACAACGGAGGCAGTAAATGCGTTACCCGTGCGCGATCGAAACAGGAAACGGCGTTTATGGTGTAATCTTTCCCGACCTTCCCGGATGCTACCCCTCTGGAGAAACCCTAGAGGACGCGTTCAAGGATGCTAAAGAGGCTGCCGAGTCGTGGATGGACGCCATGGCTGATGAAGGTCTTGAAATTCCAGCTCCATCTGCCATGGATGATGTCGTGAAGAATCCTGATTACAAGGGCTGGGTCTTCGGCTCGGTTGACATTGATATGTCCAAAATCTCAGACAAGGCCGAGAGAGTGAACATCACCCTCCCGAAACGCGTTCTGAGGCGGCTGGACAACCTCGCCAAGGAGTCCGGGGATTCCCGTTCTGGGTATATTGCTCACCTTGTCCTTTCGGCCTCATAACCTCAAAAGCCCGGGGCGTTGCTCCGAGCTCTTTGCTACTGATGAGAAACAGCATCCTTATCCGCGGCTACTCTTGTAAGAAGCTCTGCACCCTCCCCAGCCAGTTCTGCGCCTTCTCCGAGTAGGCTTTCGCATCGGGCGAGGCGCTCTTGAGTACGGTCTCCGGTATCTCGGGCGATTTGCAGATCACTCTTGGCTCTGGTGTCTGCGGCGTCGCGCACCCGGACAGCAGTAACCCGCACAGCGCGAGCGTCAGATAAAGCCTTGTCTCGCGCGGCAAGCGCATCAGCCAATTGTCTTGATTGTTTCTCATAGCGTTCCTGCGCCTCCTTTTCTACCGCCCTGGTCTGCTTCTGCCAATCAGATTTAAGCTCGCTGATCTGAGCTTCATACTTCTCCGCCGTCGAGGATCTCCCCCTGGGGTACCCCCAGAACGCAGACACTATCAAAGCGCCAATGATGACGCCGGCGATGACCAAATTCTTTTTTATCATTCCTGCCCCTTCATACAGATCCGATACTCTTTTTCCCGCCGATTCACCAGCCCCGGGTGCTTCTTATTTTTGAAGTAGCACCAGCGCCTGATTTCGGTGCAGGCTCCTTTGTAGTCCTTGCGGTTCAGCTTTTTCACGAGTGCCGAGCTACAGAATTTCTTTTGGCCAATGTTGTAGGTCAGACGGAGATAAGCGTCGAGCTCCCCTTCCGAGAGCGGCACTTTGACACAGCGGCTGATCCCTGTCTTCGCCATCTCGGTATCCCGGTACAGTCTCAGGAGCGCCTGCGTCGGCTCGATAGTGTCCCCTTTCTTCACGCCGGCTGTTGTCCCCCATCCGATAGTGGGGACGTCTCCTTTCACGGGGACATAGGCGGTTGAGCTATAGCCCTCGTACCCGGCGATCCCTACCAGCGTGGCGGCGGAAACGGTCATTGCGGTGATCTGGTAGCGGCTCATAGAAACCACTCTTTAAAACAGTGAGCCAGGAATAAACAGCCAAATGACAAGGCGAAAAGGCAGCCTCCCCAACGGAATATCCGCGTCACCCACGGTAAGTCAGAATCTCTTTTCATAATCAGCCGCTTCAAAACCGGTGCTAATACCGCTATAATCTTTCATGTACAAACCTTGTGCGCACAAATTTCCTTTCCCCGGAAGAGTTCCCGCTCTTGCCGGGGATTTCTTTTTCAGTCTTTCTGCCCGTTGTCCCCCCGGATCTGTTTCTCTCTATCCCGCCGGTACCGCGCGTTCAGCAGGAACTTCACGCCATTCCATGCGCCCGGGAGCGCGTTGAAAAGCAGAAGAAGCGTGTAGATGATCGTGAGCATGATCAGGACGTCGTTCAGCGAAAACCCGCAGAACTCCGCCGCCGTCACTCCATAGGCCGGCGCGGCCTTGGCTATCGTGGGCTTCGCGAAGAATGCCGCCACCACACCGCCCCCACACCGCCCCCCTTGTTTCTTATCCATCGTGTCTTCCTTTTAAGATCCGCTTTCGAAAGTCTCTTTTCCGTTCTCGTCAAAAGTCCGCTCTTCGCCAGTCAGACCGTTCACCCACTTATCGAGCGACACGGTCTTTACGTGGAACTTTGAAATCGGGGAAAGCGCGTCCGTGATTTTCTTCTGGAGACCTGAGGAATCCGCCTCGTCCGCGATCGCCAGAATCTGTACGGAATATCGGTTGTATGTCGTCATGATGTGCTCCTAGCTTTTAGCTAAACCAAAAATCGCGGGCCTGCCAGCCCGTATCCGCCGCGTCATTCCACACTCGCTGAAGCACACGAAGGCCAACAGAAACCCCAGCGGCGTAGACGTCAACCTCATAATGGGCATAAAGCGCTATGGAAAAAACACGGTTGGGGTGCGCATCGCACCCGCCTGAATAGATAGTGAGAGAATCGGTCGCCGAGTTTGGCGGCAGCGCTTTGCCCCACGGCGCCCAAGACCTTGTTTGCGTACGACTCTTCGTGTTTTTCAGATTCGCGGTGGAGTTATCCAGATACCCGATAGTCCCTTGAGCTTTTTTCCCCGTATTCCCGTTCAGTGCCTGGATAGCAAGCGCCCAGCTGCAGCCTGTCCCGTACGCCGTACAGCCGACGTTCAAAAAGCCATAAGCCTTACGTTGATACCACGTACCGATATAGTTTTGCGCGTCGTCCTGCGTATACTCAGCTGTCCCGATTTCTTCGTTGTAGTAGGTCGTCAGGTTATCAAAGCGGCCCTGCATCGAGGCTGCGGCATAATTTCCTCTCAGGTACCCGAGGTCGGTACCTGCAGGGTTCATCAGCCCAACAGAGTACCCGAGCGGCTTAGCGCTCGAGTACCGATTCCCCAGATCCCGCCCGCCTGGCGCCTGGAACCCGATTGTCCCAGCATTCCCGTTATTCACGAGAAAGATAGCGTCGAGGTCTGTACCCGCGGAATTGAAGTAACCGGAGGTCATACCGCAGCCTCCAGTGCTTCAACGCGCCCCCGAAGGCGGTTCACCTCATCTACAAGCGCCGCGACTACAGCGCTGTAGTCAAGCGCCAGAAAGCCCTCTTTATCCTCTGCTACGGCTTCGGGGATAACCTTCTCAACCTCCTGAGCGACAAGACCGACGTGTGTCTTACCGTCGTCTTTCAGCGCATAGCGGTAGGCGGTGAGACCTGAAAGATCAGGGTGTATCGGGGCCAGCCCAGTTTTCTTCCTCGCGTCAGAAGTCGCCTGGAAGGCGGCCGCTCGCATCGTCCCAGTGCAGCTTTGGTCTCCGTAGCTCGTAAGGATCCGCGCCCAGCTGTTGGCTGGATGCGTGCCCTCGGCCAAAGACCACCAGCCGCCGTCTGGAGCATAAAAATCGATACTCTTGTTTTGGCCGTTATCTGCTGCGAAGGCCCCGGCTTTGACAATTCTGGTTACCGTCAGGCCGCTATTGACGTTTACCTGCGACGAAAAAGTTTTAGCCCCGGTGATCGTCTGAACGCCATCAAGCGTCACGGCGTTATTCGCGTCCTGTTTCGTGGCGATTGAGCCTGAGAGCGTCGAATTCAGCCCCATGACGTCAGACTTCAGCGCCACGGGTACAGCGCCTCCGGCTTCGCCCGTCATGATGTACGGTCGCCATCCTGACTGGTAGGAGATGACAATCTGCCCGGGGAGACCGGCGTAAGTGCCGATCTCCTCCTCTGCTCCCTTCATCTGCGCTCTGCGCTGTGATTTCTGCGCTGCCATAGCCTATCCCCCTACTCCACAGAGGCCACGACAAGATCTCTGTCAGCTTCAGAGGCGGCCCAGATGACTGCACAGGTCTCAGGAGAGGGCAAGGTAAATGAATACCCAACGACAGAACTTATTGTTACGTCTGTAGTCCATGTGGCTCCGTCAGTAGTGGCATACGGGGTGAGCTTCTTCAGGACAGCGATAGCCGCTGTAGATACGGAGGTGGCCAAGTATTTTGTGCCACTTCGAGAAAGCGATACCCGCTCAATTCCCTCGGGAAGTGTAGGAGAAATAATCCCCAAGACGGGTGAAAGCCTCCAGAGGGCATATTCTGCCGGAAGAGTATTAGTAGCCTCTGTTGCTGAGACCACATAATCTTTATTGAAATCCACTGTGGCACTAGCGGTGGTTTGCGTTTCTCCGTCGATAATCAGGTGCCCCGGTTTATAGCCATAGTCAGCCTTAACAGATAGCGTGAGCAAGTTAATCCTCGGTGTCAGCACTGTATCGTCGCTCGCAGAGCTGAGGCCAGAATTCTCTGTGGTAATGGCAGTTACCGAGATCGTTTGATGCTCTGTTTTCTTGAGCATAACAGTGTGTACTGCAGGCTCCCCACCGCTCGAAGTCGTCAGAGCGGTGATAGCATCAGCCATACCCGAAGGCTTATAGGTCGTCGTGCTTCCGTTCTTCGCCCGGATAGCGTTTGCGATCGCTGTGTAATACTTCGGCTCTGTCAGAACTTTCGTCATGATTTAGTACCCCGTGGAATCGCCGTCAGTGATCGCGGAAATCGCTGTAGTAATCGCCGCGTCCGCTTCAGACTTGGTGTAGTAGTTTGAGAGATCTACCGACGCACCAGAGCCCGCGGCGGATACTTTGCTGTCAACCTCAGCCTTGGTGTAGGCGTCCGTGATGCCGTAGCCCGCGAGCGTTGTGGCTTTCTTCGCGTAGTCGGCAAGCGCTGAAGAGAGCGCGTAGTTATCGAGCTCCGCCTCAATCGTCGACTTGCACGTGGCCAAAGCTTCCTTGACCTTTGCTTTGAGGTCTGTAAACGTTACCGTCATAGCTACACTCCTTTGATGAATTCATCGCATGCCTCGTAAATCGAGGTCATGAATGAGTTAAAAACTTCGACTGTGGTAATGGATTCGGGGACTATTGATGCGGCTTTCTCTGCGTTTACCTTGGCGACCAGAGCCCATGATTTGGCGGATTGTGTTTTCCCGGTCGAAGAATCTGCATCCTCGGTACCGTCAGGCGACTCTTCTGACACGGCCCAGGCTTTGGCATCCATCGCATACGTTGCCGCCTGAATCCCTGCGGTAGCGGCAATCTTGATGTTTTCCATGTTCTCAGCGCAGGCTTCGATCGCGGAGGACGCGGACGCCGCCACACCTTCGGATTCGTCCGCGATATAGCCGTAATCCATGTCGCCTGAAGTGAGCTCTCCGAGCAGGTCCGCTCCTACCGCTTTAACTCCATCGGTTGATTCACTTACTTTCTTAATAACGTCCGTTATCTTGGTGAGGCTCGAGATGTCGTCCAGGTGATCTTTAAGCCCCGTATAGGCGGCGGTAGCCGTAGACTCAGACGCTGCCGCGCTTTCAGCGGAAGCCTTCGCTTCCAATGCGTCCGCCTTGGCGGATTTCGCCGCTTCTTTGGAAACTGCCGCCCATTCTTCCGCGTGATCCGCGAGCTTGAATAGGCTTAATTTCATCTCGGTAGGCGTCGCCGGATCCGTTGGCTCAATAACGATCGCGCGGTCGATACGTTCCGAGAGCTGCTGCACAAGAGCAACCGCCCGGTCAGCCGATTGGTTCAGTACCCGAGGGTCAAAACCATCGTGCGTTGTAAGCACCATCGGCTGAATCTCTGGAATAGCGGATAGGATCGCGATTCGAGCCCCGGATGCCGGCGCTGTAGTCAAAATTACTACACCTCCTGGTGCGTTATTCTGGTCAGCGTTAAGGGAAACCGAGTAGTCCGTCGAATACCGCAATTTTTTGCTGATGTCAGAGTTTTTGCCGGTTCCTGTATAAACCGCGATATCTGAGGGCGAAAACACGCTGAAAGCGAAGGAATACTGCGTTACGGAGCCATCGCTTTCATACGTTACTTTTCGCCGAGTGCTGTCAAGCGCCATTTCGTTTCTCCAAAGATGGAGAAATCTTGCGCCCACTGCCACGCTTCAAGTATCAATATTTCGAGTACCCCAGGATGAGCACCAGCGGATTATCTGTCTTTCCGTCTTCCAGCGCGGAGGCACCCGATATCGCCCGGTTAACGGGGACCATGGGGAGCCCCGCCCACTCGCCAATGACTGAGAGCAGCGCTTTGGCTAGACCCTCATCCAACTCCCCTTGACTTATCTGCTGCACCAAGCGGAGCGCGTCAGTAACTTTGCGCATACCGCCAGGGCCCGAGTAGCCGAGAGGCGCCCCACCGCCAACGATTGTTCCGACGGTATCCGATATCTCCCGAAGCCCCACCAGAAGCCCGAGATTGAAGCCAACAGTATTTCCCGCCGCCTTTCTGAGCGTCTTGGAGAGCCATTCATCATCGTCGTCTTTGCCGCCGCTCGCCGAGGCTTTGAGCCCCTCCCGGACAAAGGTTTCCAGCACTGGCTGCAGGACCATCACCAGCATCATATTGAATGCGGCTCTCAGCGCTGAATCCGTTTTCCTTGTTACCATCCCGATGTTGTAGGCGGTGTTGAAGAACGTATAGAAAACCGTAAACAGCTTGCTCCAGGCTCCGCCGCGCTCCACGCCCGAGAGATCCATCAGCCGCCCGCTGCCCCGCGCCTCAATCACAGTGCGATCCGCCATCGCTACAGCGCGGGCGTCGGTATTCCCCTCGGAAAGCGCTCTGTTATAAGCGCCAAGCCACGTAGGAATATCTACTAGCATCTGCATGAAAATTACCGGGAGGTAGGCGACCGTCTGCAGCTTATCCTTAACGGAACCAACGTTTCCCACGGCACGTGCCTGAATCTCAGCCACTTCGCGGAATCGGGTTCTCATGCGGTCAGCCATCATTTCTGACTTCTGAAGCGTGAATTTCCGGGCTCGGCTCGGGTTGGCGATAAAAGAAGCGATGCCCCGGGCGGACCATTCGGGCCCCAGCACCGCGACTGACTGCAGCATGCCGATCGGCTGGATCAAGGCGGTCACTAAATTCAGACCAATGCCAGCCAGAGAAACGTTGGATCGGAGTACGTTAGCTACCGTATCCATCGTCCGGCTCTGCTCGCGGCCATTCACCGCGATATCCCGAAGCCACTCATTGATGGCGCTCATCGCGTCCGCGCCCCAATACCGTTTGATTTCAGCCGTCAGTTTTGACTTCGGGCCGAAGATCCGGGAGGCGTCCGCAATGATTTCCCGGAAGCAGATATCGTGGATAACAGAATCTATCTCTTCGAACCCCGCACGGGCGGTAAGCGTCAACGGCTCTTTTACCGTGGCGGCTCTTGCCTTGGCGTGCGTCTGATCCGTATAGGGACGCAGACGCTGCGCCGCGGCTTCCTGAAGACTTGCGCTAGCGTCTACAGAGGACTGCACCCCATGCGCCGCTTTACGGTCATAGGCGATCGGATAATAACCGCCTTTAAGACTGATAGCCGTACCACCGACGGCAATCTCAACCGCCTGCGGTTTCGCGAGCTCAAGAGGGCGGTGTCCTACCCGGGACTCCAGAGCGCGCAGGTCTTCGCCGTACATCCCGAGCGCATCCCATACCCCCTGCGCGGCTTCGATCTCCTCCTTGGTAAGCGTCTCGCCAATAAGCGTGGTTACCTGCTCAAGCGTCCAGGGTTCCCCTGTTTTATTGAAGGAATAAAAAGCGCTGCCGTCCAGGAGCCGCTGTCGGTTCGCTTCTGTGCCAAGATTGAGGAGCATCGTGAGCACCTCAGCGCGCGACACGCTGGCGTCGATCACTTCGTGGTACACGCGCTTATGATCTTTTGTTGCGCGGTCCAGCGGCGCGTAGGCTTTGGCCAACCGCTTAGCCGCCTCTGACCGCATAGCGATCTCTTTATCCGCCGCCTTATCGAACTGGGAGACCACAAGATCAAACATCTTCCCGAATCGACCGCCCGCGATAGCGGCAAGGAGCGAGGGGATACGCGCGTGCGCCAGTCCGATTTTACGGATGGCGTCTTTCACCTTAGCCGATCTGCCTTCACGCTCAGTATTGTCCTGCTCCGCCAGACCGTGCTTTGCCGCGTTCGCCGATACCTCAGAGGCTAATGCCTCGACTGCTTTATCCAATCTCTGAAGACGGCCGTTTACACGAATCTCGTTACTCCGTTTTCCCAGCGAGGCGAGATCCTCAAGAAAGTTAATCTGCGCCTCAACCTGGTTCACAGTCCGCTGCCCCATTTCCTGCGGCGCCGTCACAAGATCTTCTGAAAGCTCAGGAACGATTTCACCCGCGTCCGCCCTGCGATGCTTCGCAAACTCGGCGTACGATTCCCCCTTCAGCTCGTTTTTGGTGTTACTCCGGGTGAAGCCCCACTCGGCCATCAGTCGACCGATCTGTGAGGCGTAAGCGCCTTCCACTCCGGACGCTTCTTTTCGACCGCCAAACCGTCGGCGAAGTTTCTCAATGCGCTTCCTGATCTCGTCGCGCTTCTTCTGCAGTTCTTCCGCTTTGACCGTCTGATAAAGCTCTTTACGCTTAAGCTCCGCGGCCTTCCGGGCGTCGCGCGGGATTCGCTCAGTAACGGTTTTCCCGGTCTCGTCCTTATGCCTTCTGGAGAAACCCGTCTGGTATTTCCGGGATTCACGGCTCAAAGCCGCCGCCGCTCTTCTCGCCCTTTCAGGAATCAGATCAGCGAGCGTCGTACGCCCAACCTGTGCGATCGCAATATCCCGGAAAAGAGAAACGGAGACCCGGCGATCTTCCCCGTTTCCCTCCATCAGATTGATCTCGGTCTCGAGAAGCCGGGCGGTAGCCGGATTGAAAATCGCCTCTGCTGCCGCCTGCTTCATCCGCTTTTCGCTGGAGAATTCCCCATACTCTTCAAGCATCCGAGCTCGAGCCCGGTCTTCCGCCACGTCCTCCGGCCTCTGGACCGCCGCCATTTTCTTCACGAGTTCAGAAAGCGACGAGTACCCAAGCTCGCCCGCGAGGGCGTCCCCCGGGACGATGACCCTCCCATCCCCTTTTTTCAGGTCTTTCGGATCCGCCAGCATTTCGGCGTTTTCAAGCTTCGTGAGTTCTTCTGCCGTCAGCCCTGCAGCTTTCGCCTCTTCGCGGCTGATTTTCGGTGCGTAATTTTTCCCATCCCGCTCCTCACCCTCTGAGAGCAGCTGGAAAGTCTGATAGTCTTTCGTCTGGGTGTAGCGGTCATACTCCTCATCCGAAAGCCGGCGCCATATCGCTTTCGCCTGCTCTGTCATATTCTTAAGGATCTTGTCTTTAAGCCCTGAGAGATAGCGCATGTCCCGCATGCCACGGGCAGTTAGATCTTCGTTCGCCGTATCAATCGACTCTTTCATCAACGCGAGATACGCCTGGTAAGCGGCTTCCTCATCGAAGTCTTCACGATGCAGCGCCTGGTAAAGATCGTAGCGAAGCCGCGCCTCGGTCTGAGCCTCTTCAGCGACAAAGAGCCGGTCGAATATCTGCCGGACGTCGTCATTCATCTGCGAACCTGGAACCGCGGTCATGAAGCCATAGATCGCTTTAAGCCAGTTCGCGAAACGACGGAAGAGCGACTGAAGCCCAGCGCTCGGAGCCCGGCCATCTTTGAGATACTGCTCAAACGTACGGGCGAAACGCTCCTCAGCCGGGCGGCGCTCTTCGAGCGTCGCGTTGGAGAAAGCTTCAAGCGACTCATACCCCAGCCACGTCACCGCTTCTTCTACCGATTCCACGAGATGCATCTGACCCGCCATCAGCTCCGGCTGCTCTTTCAGCTTCAGCGCAAGCGCTACCCGGGCGCCGAGGAACCAGTGCCCCGTCTCGTGGAGGAACGTTGAACGGTCAGCGTTAGCCCAGAGCAGGATAGCCCGTGCGCTGGGGAAATACTCGCCTTTCGAAAGCTCGTTCGGATTCTGCTCCTTGACAGAGGCGTTTGAAGCTCTTTCTAATTCTTCCTTTATATTTTCATAACTTTGTGCTAATTTAGAGATGTGGGTTGTAGCTGAAGAGATGGCGCTATCGCGTTTTAACTCTTCCTCTGCCCAGGTGGACAGCGAGGTAGAATTTTCTACCTCGACTGCCTCCACCGAATAAATCTTGAATCCCTGCTCCCTAGCCGCATATTCCTTTACCGTAAGCTTAACGGGGTACACAGCTCCTTCATTAACCATCAGGCTTACGTATCTGTGGATGCCCAAAATATTGGGATCGCCCGCTCTATCCGCCTTAGTCCACAAGCGCACTGACTTTGTAAACAGAGAACCAACGTTAGCCACCGCGGTAGCGTGCGCAGCGGGGCTGACCGATTTCTTTGTCGCCGAGGCGCTGGTCATCTTTCTTAGATTGGCGTTTGACACTGTGGCTGTGACCCCGTCCATTTCATTGACAAAAGGCGTGCCCACCTGAGACTTGACGACGCTTTTAGCTTCATCCAGCGTCTCGACACTTGTTGCCGGGACGAAGGTTGTTTTGCTGTAGAAGTCTTTATCCGGCGCTTTACCTAGCAAATCCTGATGCAGCTTTTCCGGATTTGTAAGCGCCGCTTTCGCCTGATCGCTCACAGCCTGAACACCGCCGTCCTTATCCCGGACGACGTCATGCCCATCAGAGAAAATTCCACGGAGCCCGTAGCTCTCCCAGACAGCCCGCGGTGACATGCCGGCATCAGACGCCATGTTGCCGATGAGTGTCTGAACGAGAGCGCTGTAGCTCTTCGCCTGAGAGTCCGGAATATCCGCCGCCTTCAGGCTCTCTGTCAGCTCTTGCCCGATATCAGAAATTTCGATTCTGAATTCCTGCGGCTTCATCTCGAATGCCGCTGTGGACTGATCCGCCGTCCCCTGGATAATCGCCCGCTCCGCCTCAATTGCCTCGTGGTACGACGGAAGCCCGGAGACGTGAGCGTGATCTGCCACGGCTTCGCCAATTTCTGAGCGGGCAACGTTCGTGACGAATTCCGAATACGGAATGCGGATCTCGTCTCCCGTCTGCTCGGCGCTCTGAAGCTGCGCCCGGGCGGATGGCGACACCTCAGCGAGTTTCTCCGCGAGCCCCTCCTGATGAAGAGCCTCAGCGCTGATATAAATCGCGCCTTCATCCGGCTGATCTTTTACCGCTTCATCAAGGAATTCCACAGCGCTCTGGGGATCGCGGCTGAAGATCTTCGCGGTCTTCGCTACGGCTACGAGCTTCTTCACCGCCGCCGCGGACTCCGCGGCGCGTGCGGTCTCTTCCTGCGCACCGCGGAGGGCGTGGACAGACATCGATCCAACTTCCATCGGGGCAGTTCCGAATTCCCCGGCGAACTCCGCCACAACATCGGACCAGGAAGTCACCCCGCCTTCGGAATTCACTTGCCCCAGCGCTTCGCCCGCCGCGCCCATAGCGCCTTGAAGCTGTGTCTGCAGCGCCAGTTGATTGAGCCCCGCCCGGAACGGCGTAGCGAAAGCCTTATCGTACACACGCTCCGCTGTAGGCGAGACTTTGGAAACCCAGGCGGGAGCCGCTTTCGGAAGCCTGACATACTTCGCCGCTCCGAGTGAAAGGGCGTCGAGCGCCGCGACTGGCAGCGCGTGCTTCTCCGCTTTTTCACGGAGCTTCGAAAGCTCCGGATTGTTTGGATTACGGAAGAAGTTATAAATTTTCTCCGAATCCCGGGCGTCGATCCCCAGATCTCCAAGACCGCTGGCGATCGTCGAATTGCGATCAAGGCCGTACGAATAAAGACCACCTAAAGCCATTGGGGCCACGGGGCCCGTGAGCCCTGAAACCGCAAGCCCGGCCGCCGCCGGCGCGAACTGAATCGTGGACGACGGCACGATAGCCGCGAGATTCATGAATGGGTGCTCCATGAATTTACCAACGGCTTCAGACGCCGCGCCGTGCGCCGCGTTGAATTCCTGCACGACATCAGCGTCCGGGTACATCGCGGCGAGACGATTCATTTTCGCCGCGGCTTCCGCGTAGCGCCGAAGCTCGGCCTCAGCCGTCCGGCGCTCGTACTCGGAATTCTGATCAAAAAGCCTGCGGCCAAGCGACCCCGAAGGATCCAGCTCGTCCCCGAAAATCGCCGCGTCCGATTCGCCGGCTTTAATCCGAGCCGCAGTCCGATCCAGATAATTCAGCTGTTCATTCAGCCGGTTGATCTGGCTAATATTGCCGCCAAAGGGGAGACTATTCGCAAGCTCCCATCCGCCGCGGGCGACAGAATTCCGGATCTGTTTCCCGAGATCATCATCCTCCGGCTTTCCCGGATCTCCGGATATCCAGTGCCAAAGTGACTCAAGCCACCCAGTGTTCGTCACGTCGTCTTTCACGAGATTCGCGAATTCTGGCGTTCCAAGGCGCCTCTGATACGCGGTTTGCGTCGCGTAATTCGCTGCCCAATCAATCACATCGGATTGCTTCTCCGCCTTGAGTTCGGGCGACACGCTCGCACCCTGGCTGATCGGGACCCCAGCCGCGCGGGCGTCCTGGTTAAACCGCGCCTGTTTCTCCGGATCAATATCTGAGACAAGCGCCTGCTGCAGCCCGTAACGGGCGCGGATGCTCTCCTGAGCGTCGAGGAAACCAAAATAATCAGACATACTCGTAAGCCCTAAAAATTAATCATCCCAGATAGAAGCAGGCGCGTTTTCCATCCACTCGGTGATCTCCCGCGCGGTTGGATGAGGCCTGCTGCCTGAGGCCGATTTCGACGCGGCCGCAGCTCGGATAGACTCTGGCACCTCTTTCCCGTCGATCTGGAATTTCAGATATGCCTGCAAAAGCTGAAGCGGCGTAAGCGTCCGCTTCTCGGACGCCGCCTGCTGATTCAGGAAATCCACCACGCCCTGGTCAAGCTCGACGCCTTTAAGACTTACCTGAGGCGTCATGCCCATCATGACCTCCTGAAAGGTCGACATGATCTGACCCTCGCTCGGCGGGTACGGATTCCCCATCCGGGTATGCTCAGACTGGACAAGCTGCTTCAAAACGCCCCACGCTGAAGTGCTCATCCCCTTATTCTTCATATCGTCCTTAGTCAGCGTGAAAATGCTTCTATTTTCTGAGCTGCGCCCAAACCACCCGGTGGGGACCGTAAATTGAGTCGACGAGGCCATGTCGTTAAACAGGCTCGCGATCTCGGATTGACTTTTGATCGGGGTGCCCCGTCTCTGCGCTTCACGCGATACGGCTTTCATTGCCATCGTTACGTATTGCGCCTGATCTTCTGATGAGAGACCTCCCCAAGCCCCGCCCATATAGCTCTTAAGAGAAGATTTCACGGCGTCGAAGCTCACGTAATACTCTGGGGCTATCCGCCCCGATTGGGCTTCGCTCGAAAGCTGAGCCGACTTATCAGCCGCGGCCTGCGCTTTGTACGTCGTGGTGTAATAGGTCCAGGCGACATTCTTCCGATACGACGCCGGGATCACCGAAAGCACATTTTTCAGCTCAGTCTCCGTCAGCCCCTGGAGCGCTTCCGGGGTCGAGAGATAATAAGCCGCAAGACGAAGATCCCCGCTCCCATCCCCCTGCTCATACTTTGTTTTGAATTCCTGAAGCGCATTCTGCGTTGCCGGCGTCATCAGCGCCGTAAGCTCCGTGGGAAGCTCTTTCCCTTGAACAATCAGATCCTGGGCTTCGCCTACGAGATTCGCCTGCCGCTGTCGGTCGTCATTAATGTCCTGAGTCTGACGCGCCATAATGGCGTCCACCAGTTTCTTACGGTACTCTGGACTCTGCTGTGCCCGTGTACTGCGCCCCATCGCCCAGGCCTCAGCCTCCGCCCGCGTAAAGTACTGAGGCGAAGACATAGCATATTGAGGCGTAAAAGGATTAATCGCGTTACCCGAAGAATCCTTTCGAACCCCACTCGCGGCCGCGTTGTAGCGTTTCTGAACTTTCTCCACGTAACTTTTCCCGTGGGGGCCCAGACCGCTTATCCAGTCGCCACCACGCGTCTTGATCAGCCCGTCCACCGTACCGGCTCCCGAGTGGTACGCCGCGGTTGCTTTGACCAGATCGCCGCCGTAGTGGGAGACGAGAGAATTGAAATACGCCTCGCCAAGCTTGAGGTTGTATTCCTTATCGTTCATCAGCCGGTCTTTATCGAGCGGTACGCCAATAGCCTTCGCCGCTTCCATCGCGGCGGGGATCGTGATCTGAGCCGCGCCGTAAGCCCAGTTGCTCTTATCCCGCGGCGTGGTACCGTCTGAATAACGACCGAGTTTCGGGCGCCCGTCTTTCTCAAACTGTTCGCCGCCGGATTCCTCCGGCACAATCGACGTTCTGAAATATTCAATGGACGACCCGGGCGTAATCCCCGCGTCCCGCGCCGCCGCGCTCCCCGGAATGGTGAGCCTGATCCGGTCAGCCGCCAGCTCGCGGCGGGCTGCATCTTTCTCGCTCTCCAGCTGCCAGCCATCCTGGACGGTTGTGACCGCCTTATAGAGCTTGGATGACGCGCCGCCTGAGAGCTTATCCTTATAGGACTCCAGAATACCGCGCGCCATGACAGCGTACGCCGGATCCTCTTTCGAAGCATCCAAAGCGCCCGACACCGCGCTCGCCACAACGGCGTCAACCGCTGACTGCTTCGCGTTGGCGAGTGTCACCGGATCCCAGCCATGGCGTACCGCGGTTTTCTCAAGCTGCGCCGCCGCCGTCTGCGCGTTAATTTCTATCGCCATCGGGTCTTCGTAATTCTGGCGCGCCGCCTGCATCTGGGCTTCAACCAGGCTCTTATCCACCTGATCGCTGTACGCGGAGAACTGGGATCGGACGTGCGCCGTAGAAAGCGCGTACTGCCGCATGAGAAGCGGATTCACCTTACGCATTGCCCGGGTCTTCGCGCCCGGGGTCAATCCTTCGGTGATCTGATTGAAATACCCGTGGAGATCTTCCTGGTTCTGATCCGCCAGACCTCGGCCTTGCTCATCCGGTGCCAGCGCCGCTTCGCCCTTCCGCTTCAGATAAGCGTCCTGAAGCTCAAGCGCTTTCTTCTGCATCTGAACGTAGACGTCATCCGCCCGGGTATCATCCGCCTGATTCTGGTACTTCAGCGCCGCTTTCGCCATACCCTCAGCAGACGCGGAAACCAGGGGGTCTGCCTTGGGGACAAGTCCGCTGTAATCCCGATACTGGGTGGGCGCGGTACCAGCGCCAACCACCGGGCGCTCTTTCAGATCGTAAGTTGGAACTATAGCCATACCGCTCTCCTTACTTCCCGCTTAGGCCGTACCAGGTACTCGCCACCTGAGAACCGGAATTTAATAGCGTAGAAAAGGCAGCGATATTCCACAGCCCCCTCGTACTGCTCGACATCTTGCGGTCTATCGCCGCTTCAGTCTCAAAGCCGATTTTCTGCCGCCGATAGCCCCAGGCGGCCGCAAGCGCGTTACTAAGCGCTGTGTTCTTATCAACTTCTTTCTTAAGATCCGTATCTGTATACAGCTCTGCGGCCGTTCCCGAGCCATCGACCGCGATACCGTTCGCCGCTAGAGCGGTTCGCTGACTCGCCTTGACCTGAGCCGCCTGAAGCGTGATGGCGCCAGCCTCCGCCTCTCCGGCGCGGAACGCCTGCTCTACGCCCAGCTGTGACAGTCTCGCGTTGGAATCCGCAATCCGTGCCCGCTGCTTCAGGACATAACGCTGGGTTTTCCCTTTGCTCCAAACGGAATAGGTGTCGCCGATCGCTTTCCCTATCATCAGGCCGATCGCCGCGCCACCCGCCGCCCCTGCGGCTCCGCCCGCGGAGAGCCCGCCGCCCGCCTGGCTAACCTTGGATAACACACTTGCGGCCCCTGAGACGCCAGAAGAGTCGCTCTCGGGAAGCGAATAGCTATGAGTCCGCGTGGGGTAGCTGAGACCCCACGTCTGGCCATACGGAAGCTGAAAGCCCCAACTGCTGTTTGCCATAATCACAATGCCCTCATGAATAAGGGCATTGTGGGCTTAAGAAAGGCTTTCAAGTATCAGAGTTCTACATCCGCGTTAACGCCGCAGATCATGAGCGGCAGCGGATATTTCTGCGCAACATAGACCGATCCGGAGTCCGACCACCGCGGAGCAATCAGAATTTCCGCCTCTTTGCTGATGAGCGCGGGCGGCGAGCCGTAAGGTTCTGTTTTTCTCTGCTTATAGGCGTGAAGGTTATCCGCGTCCGGCCCCGCCCAAATCGCTGACGACTGGTAGACACGAAGCCGGACATTCACAATGTTTTTATCATGCCCCTGCCCGTAGCCGCCGTCCTTCGTGCCAACCGCTACCGGAAGCGTCTGGGCTTCGGCAGTTATCGGCAACCCAACCGTAATCCGTGATGCCGTGATTGGAATACTGACCGAGCCGCTTTTCACCACCTGCTCAGGCATCACCTTACCGTCCGCCAGAATGGCGACGGTCTCTCCTTCCAGATGCCCAAGCCCCGAAACCGAAGATACCGCAGAACCCGAGTAGGTCAGCCCCGAATCTACATAAAACGATTTCAGAATATCCCCATAGGGCTTTTCAGCCAGCCGCTCAATATAGCGCACAGTCTGCCCGTTGATCGTCCGACGGACTGAAGCGTAAAGCGCGTCATACGTCCCTTCCTGCACAGCGGCTACCGATTCAAACTCTCCGTGAACCGTCGCGTGCTGGTGCCACGCGCCGATCCCCTGCTCGGGCATATACGTGCACCCCAGCAGCGCCCCATTATCCAGAACCACCCAGACAATCGGGTAAGGCGCTTTCACGTGCGCCATATCTTTCACCGTCCGATTTTCAAAGAGATGCGCCGCGCGGATCGAAAGATCCCCAGTCACAAACCCCGACGCCTGCCAGTTATAGCCCAGCTCACGAATATGCCCACCGCGCGACGCCGCGTAGACGAGTGAATTATTCACAATCACCGGCTGAGCGGGTCCTGCGCCAACGTAGGACTGCGGCTTCACGCCAACGGATTTAGGGGTCAGAGCGTCCGAGTTCGCCGTGGTCACCCGGAATTCGGCAGACGGCGTAAGCAGCATAAGAGAAGTCAGCGGCACAATGTGCTCAATCCTTGACACATCAAGCGCCGCTATCCGGAACCGTATCCGATTGTCATCCTGCACCGGAATTGTGTAATGCATATCCGCTTCCGTTCCGGGGCGGGTCATCCAGACCATCTGGGGCTTCGTAAGCGTACCGGCGAAAATCCGGCGCTGCTCAAAGTAGGAAACCGCGGATGGATAGTTATTCTCTCCAAACGGTGTCTCATACCGCGGCGGCGAAATAGAAGCGTCTTCGCCGATGTTGTAATCCGTGAATGACGTATCCACCGTTTCCCCGATGTACCCATAAATACCGGAAAGCGTTTTATAAATCCTATACTTGGAAGCCCCGCGTACCGCATTCCAGGAAAGCACAATCTTGGAGGAATCCAGGTACACGTTGCCAACGACAGCGCAGGTTTTGGATGCGCTTGACTCTTTATCCCCGTCATCTGTTTCCACGATCGCCGTTACCCGATACTTGATGGTGTACATCTTTTTCTGCCCGTCAGTCGCTGTGGATGACTCGCATATGTATGCCCCTGAAAGCCCAAACGGAGCGCTGATCGGCTCTCCGAAATTAATCTCTACCAGCCGCCAATCCGTCGCCCCGTAGCGCCTCAGCTCCCGCGGCGCGTACTTCGGATGCACGAGCGTAATAACGTCTGCCGACTGCGCGTAATGGATCTCGAACAAATCATCCGCCGCGTAAGGCGTGGCTATCTCATACGGGTTACCGTCGGATGCGAGAAGCGTCGCTCCTCGTGTGTGGAACCGAGCGTACTTATCACCCAGCTCAATCACCATCGTCTGATCCACGGACCACGAGAACGGAATCAGGCGACACGGCTTATCCGCGTATTTCGCCGCTCGTACAAACCCAAACCCGGGGCGATTCTCTATCGGCCCCTGCGGAAGAACCAGAAAGTTTTTACAAAGCGCGAGCCCCGTCTGATACTTCTGATCGTCAAACCGCCCGTACATTGAGGGCGACATTTCGCCACCGGTGAACGACGGCTGAAGGATTTTTATAGCCATTTATCGCTCCGCAATCCAACGCGGGAGATGCCCACGGTTAAACCGAGTCTGCGTCGCGTCCAGCGCTTTCGCTTTTGCCAGATAGAAGAGATACTGCTTCCCCATGAAGGCTTCAAGGTTAATCCCCGTTTCCCCTCGGACGACGTCGCCCGAAAGAAACGCCGCGAGAAGCCAGGAGAGCGCGAGCACAAACGGGTAGGAAAAAGAAGTCGGAAGCGGCGCGCTGGTGATATAGCGAAGCACGGGCCCCAATTCATTCGTAAGAAGCGCGAAACCCGAATCATAGGCTGTCAGCTCGTACTCCTCGTGCTGACTCAGCATCCCCTTAAAGAAAGGGCGGGGCGAACTGACGCTTGATGGCGCCATGTCAATAATTCGGTTGAAATCCGCCGGAAGCCCGTAGGCATATAACCATGCCCCTTTCTCCACCTCCCCATCCGTAAGACGCGCAAGGCGCTTCCGCCGTGTAGCGAAAGCCCACGGATGCTCCGCGAGAATACAGCCAAGCGCTACCGGATACCACCGGGCGCAGGCCTCAGCCTGCTCAGATCCTTCAGGAGGATTCAGCGATGAAATCGACGCCTTATTCGCGCAATGCGCGAGCGCCAGATTACAGATATCAACTTCGGTAGCCACGTGTTTAACCCCGCCTAAAAAAAGTGGGGCGTGTTCCCACGCCCCAAAAGCCTCTAAGGTATAGCCTGCTGTGTATCCATTAACCTGAAACTATCAGGCGGAAGCCTCGGACACCGGAGCGCTCGTGATAGACGCCGCCTGAGGCGCCGGCGTATTCAGCTGACGACCCCAGACGAGGCCCGCGGATACCGTGCCGGCGGTCGGAGCGCCACCGAAATAAGCTCGTACGTAGCGCTTATGCTCAAACGGGAACGGCACTTGAACCATCGTTCCAGCCTTAGGTGCGGAGAGCGCCGCACCGATCGCGACGAGATCCGTAAAGGAAGCGCCATCGCCGCTCTCCTGCAGCTTGAACTGAAGCGTACCGGTCACGTCGCCCGTAACGTGGAAGTATGCGGACAGGAAGCCGCTCATACCGCCCGTCGGCGAAACCTGCTCAAAGTCAATCATATTTGTCGACTCTTTGGCCGCCGTGAGCTTCTGGTTATTCGCGAAGATAAGATCATTATCAACAATCATTTCTCTGTCTCCTCTTAGGCAATGCGGGCTTCGCCAACTTCAAGCGCATCCACGCGGCGAACCGGAATACCGTCAAACGTCGTCACCTGCTTACCCGCCACATTCTCGAACGTCAGATTAACGTTCGCCTTATCACGGATCTGCTTACGAAGGAACGAACGAATCGTACGGTTACAGTAGAAAGCCGGGCGACCCATCGCCTGATTCGGCAGCAGCTCCTCAGCGTCCGTCATGAGATCAATCAGCTTCGCACCGGCGGAGGCGTCATTCTTCAGCGTATCGATATCAATATTGGCGACGCGCACAATGTAGCGCCAGTCGCGAACCACCAAGCCCACATTCCATTCGTAGTGAGTGCGGTAGCCCTGATAGTGACCGCCGTCCGGATCATCCAGCGTCACTTCGCCAAGATCCTTAGACTGGAGACCGCCAGGAAGACCCTTCGGGTACGTGCAGAACACCGTATTCGGAGACCAGCAGATCAGCCAGATCGAGGTAAGGTTCGAGCCCGAGCCGCCAGCGTCGATCACATTCACCGCGTTCTCCGGGCGAGTCTTCGACTTGTTCGAGTTCGGGATACAGAAGCGCGGCGCAAGCCCCATGATGCGAGACGGATCCTTGGTGAGATCGCCGTAGATCAGGGCGCGCTGGAAGGCCTGATTCATCGACTCAATGTAGGCTGCGTCCTCGGAAAGGCGCCACGATTCCTTATTGCCGTTGAGATCCGCGAGCTTCTTATCCACTTCGGCGTAGGCCTCCAGCATGCCGAGAGAATCGGTCACCTGCTTCGTGCGAGACTTCGACGGCTGAACACCGTAATTCAGACGGCGCCATGCGACAGCCGGAAGACCAGCACGAACGGTTGTCACGTTCTCCGTGATGCCGGTTGCTTCGACCATCGTCAGGTCCTGCAGCATCTCGTTTGTCTCGTTAAGCATCTCAACGATATTCGTATCAATCTTGCCATCACTCGTAAGACGCGAGGTCAGATCGGCAAGGGTCGGATTAGTATCAGACATTCACTGCTCTCCTTAGTAATTCATGTTGCTATTGGGATAAATGCGGCGCTTCGCCACCGGCGCGCCGCTGCCGGCGACTCCGGTGTCCTGCGACATTGCCGTGCCGATCCGATAAAACATTCGGATAACTTCAGGATGATTGCCAAGGCGTGTAGCCTCCAGCATTTTCTGGAGCTCAGGCGTCGAGAAATTCTTGTACGCCGATACCGCCACCGCGAGCTTCTTATCAAAGTCCGCGCCGCCAAGCTCCTTATCAGCCTTCACCTGCTCAGCCCACTCGCGGCCGTATTTCTCCGCGGACTGGTTAAGGTATCCATCCACTGTCGGGCGCAGCGCTGAAACCAGCTTCTGGGCTTTGGCCTGCGACAGCCCAAGCTCTTTCGCAACCTCGGTAAATCCGCCAAGCGACGCCGCTGGAATCGTCTTGCCGTCCCCGCCCTCAAAGTCCGCGTAGGCTTCGGGGGCGCCTTCATCCTGCGCTGCCGCTTCTTTCGGCGCCGGCTCCGGGCTCCCCGCCGGCTCAGGCGACGCCCCCGGCTCCTGAGTCTCTGCCGCCGCCGTGCTAAGGATCGACGCGGATTCCGCGGGTGGCGTAGCCGTTGCGGCTGTTTCAGCCGGCTCCGTCGCCGCGCCGCTCGTGTCAGCGGCCGTTGCGGCCGCCTGATTAAGAGTCTCTTCAGCCATTGTTTTCCTTCATCATCAAAAAATACTGCTCGGGGCAAATCGCCCCGATATCCGCCATCACCCGATAGCCCAGATTCTTCTGCCCCTCGGCAAACGCCATCTCAAGCTCAGGCTGCTTGGAGAGCGGGTTATAGGTCGTCGCGAACATCCGGGTGTCCGAGAGAAACTTCGACACCAGGCGACGCCCCCTCGGGTCGCTCATAAGCCAGCGAAAGTCTGAGGCAAATTGCTCACGCTTCAGGCTTCTCGCCTCTTTCTGTGATTCTGCGCCCATGCCTTTCTCTCAAGTATCAATAGCCCGAAAACTGCTGGGCAATCTCGTCAGGCGTCGCGGACTGGATCCCCTCGCGGCCAACCGCTGCCCTGAGGTCTTTCGCTGTGCTCGCAAGCTGCTGTGCGGCAACAAGCTGTTGCTGAGCCTGCTGCTGCTCGGCTCGCTGCTCCCGGATCACCGCAACCTGTTTCCCCGAAACGATGTAGCGGGGATCGATGCCGAGAGAGTCCGCGTAAGCGTCCACCCAATAGTCCGCGTCGAATTTATCCAACGCCTCGGGTTTCATCTGCGCGACCACCCCGAGGTTACTGATGAATCGGTCAACGCCGTTTGTGGTGATCGCCTTCTGCGACTGAGCGAGAATCGAAATGAAATCCACATTCAGCTCTTTGCCGTTCATCTCATCAGGAACCGGCGGGATGAGATCCGCCTGTACCATGCGGTCAAACACCAGAGAAATCAGCGGATCCAGCAGCTCGCTGTTTAGACGATCGAGCACCGGACCCAGCATCAGCATCTTCTCCTCATGCCGCTCCGCGACCTCAGTCGCCGTCATGCGGTCAATCCTCTGCTCAGTCAGCATGAGGAAAATGTCTTTGTAGAACGCTTCATCAATCCTCTGACGGATGTCTTGAATATCGGGCAGCAGGTATTGAAGATTCAGATTGACGTCATAAGCCGAGCGCACAATCTGCGACTGCGCCGTGCTGTCAACAAAAATAGTTCCGCCGGGAACGATGGCCGAGGCGTCATCCTTCATATCCGCCGGGAGCAGAATCGGCGGATTACTCTGATAATCAATCGCCTGAGACTTTCGAAGCTGCTCCTGCTGCAGCTGCCTTAAATCCCCAAGGGCTTCCATACCGGGGGACGTTCCGTAGATATCGCCGCCTGACACCGCCCACCGACCGACAAGGCCGGGGAAATTCCGGAAGCCGGACTCGCGCAGAAGCTTTCCCTGCTCAGCCCCTTCTTCGAAATAAACCGACCGATACGGCATATTTTTGTTATCGAGCTTCCGGAGATCCCTCTCTTCCCGCGGCTCAATCGCGTTCACTACCGTAATCCAGGCGTCCCACTGGTGCTGGTCGTATAAGCTCTTAACCCGTCCTGAGCAATTCGCGTAGCCAAATTCCCGCACCATGGCGGCGACCGTCAGACGAAATTCCCGGTAGAGAGTGTCCACCCGGCCGCGGGCATCTGTCGCGATGGCGTACTCGCCAATCGTAAGCGGCATGCCGTGGACCACGTGATCGAAATCATCCAGAAGAACGATCGCTGAGGTGCCGAAGGCTCCCAGCTCCTCATACGACGTATGCAGAGCCCGATAGATATTCGAGCGGTTGAAGATCATCTGCATCAGGCTTGTGACGTGAGACATCCAGACTTTCACGTCATACGACTCATCAAGCTCCGGATCCATCGTCGTCAGCCGGAACCAGGGGCGGGCGGGCGAAGTAAGCCCCGCCATCATGCCGCCTGAGAGTGTCCGTAGCGCCCGGGTGCCCGAGTTATCAATGATGTCCTTATGCCGCTTATCACCACGGTTGTTATCGGTAGCGAGAAAGCGACCGGATCTCGGCGTCAGCACCTCGCTGATCTCCCGCCAGTGCGGCATCCAGGACTGCCGCTCATTTTTAAGCGCTGCCCAGCGCGCCCGGCACCGGGTCTGAAGATCGTCCGCCACACTAGCCCCCTAAGAGCGTAGAGCCTTTCCCAAGCTTCAGGCTGTTGGCGTCTACGCCCGCCGCGCCGGTGAGCATCGTGCCGCCGGTATCACCGCCCGAATTCTGCTCAAGAATGGATTCCGTGTCCGGCGCGCGCTGGTTCATCCGATTCATCTCAGCGGCCTGCTGCGCCGCCGCCTTTTCCTGCGCGTCCGCCTGCATCCGCGCCGCCGCCCTCTCGGCTCGAGCCTGCTTTTTCGCCGCGTAAATCGCGCTTCCGCCTGCCGCGGCCGCCGCCGCAACGCCCGCGATAACCGCTACTAAACCCATCGTCCTCTCCTAAAATTTCTTCCAGAAAACAGAATCCGCATGCCTGCAGGTCTTCGAGAGCAACGCCTCAAGCCTCGAGCCGTGCGGCGCGCTGAGATACGCGCCCTCGGCCCCCAGAGACTCACCCCGACTGAAGGCCGCCCGCATAAGCTGAAGCCCCGCCGCGCCGCGCCTCGACTCCTTCGTGAGAAAGATCGAATCCACTACCACGACCCACTTCCCGTAATGTGGATGCCCGGTCATAAAAGACATCGCCCAGCCGACCAGCACCCCGTCCTCGTAAGCGCCAACAATAAAAAGCGTGCCGGACGCTTCCGCCGCGCGGTAATAATCCTCACTGATACGAGCCCGGCCGAGCTCCGGGTTCCCGGACTCCCCCCAGTACTCATCCCTCAACGCGGGGTACGCCGGATCGTTGAACAAATCCTTAATCTGAATGTCTCGAATTTCCATGACAGAAAGTCTCCTCCCTCACTGCCGGTTCAAGTATCCGAACGGGTCGTAGGTCCTTCGGGCTTTGGTGTAGCTCTCCGCCCGGGCGCCTTTATCGCCCTCGTACTCGTTCACCCGATAAGCAAACGTGATTGCCAGGGCATCGGCGCTGTCCGGCGAGTGCAGCCCGCGCTTCTTCATATCCGCCTTGCTTTCAAGCTTCTTACGGCCGCGGATATCAAAGGTATAAGTTGGCGACGTCAGATCTTCTTTCAGCTCGTCGTCCGCCGGAAGGCAGCCGCCATCCTTCAGCCACTCCACCATCCGCCCCCACATCTCCTCACGCTTCGCCGGGTACCGATCCGGATCATCCACACGCTGAGAGAAATTAACGCCTCGAACCGGAAAGCCGTCATTTCGGAGCACATCTACAGGCCCGCCGCCAACGCCGCCTTCGTCCATGAAAACATGAACCTTACGGAGCCCCAGACGATTAAGCCGCCTCACCTCTTCTTTCACGTGCCCGACAACCTGGATTGTGTCGAGCCCGTTGTAGCGAGTGAATCGGGTGGCATCTTTCCCAATGCGGGTACAGATCACCGTGTCGTCATCCCCAAAGCGCGCCACGTCAACTCCAACAACAGCGCACGTCGCGCTGTTTGTCGGCGGCTCGCCTCGAGCCATCGCGGCGTCTACAAGCGCGCTGTCACACCACTGGTCCGCCGCGATTGTCGGGAACTCTCCCCGAACACGGACGCGGAAGAAATTTGAATCCTCTCCGTACTCATTCTTCCACTCCTCAATCTGCCGCTTATTCGTAATAGCGACCGTCCGGCTGTCGATTTTCCGAAGATTCCAGAAGCGGCTCTGACGGTGGAAACAATTGAAGAACCGGCCTGAGTTACGGGTCGGATTGCCGAAGAGAAACATCATCGGCTCACCGTCCGTCAGACCGCCTTCAGCCACCTCAAAGATCGCGTCCGGGACGCCCGAGGCTTCGTCGAACACGTAGAACGGCGTCGAACTGGCCGCATGCTGGCCGGCGAAGGCTTCAGCGTTCTCCTCCTTACAGGTGATCGCGTCCACGCGCCAGCTTTCGGGCGACTCCTTCGCCCGGATCGATGTTGCCTGGATATCGAACAGATCGGCTACGATCGACTTCTTCATCCACTTCTGAATTTCAGCCCATGTTTTCGTCTCAAGCTGATTCGCGGTCGTCGCCGTAACAATGCCTTTGCAATTCGGGCGCGTCGCCATAACCCAACAGACAAGCCACGCTGTCAAAGCACTTTTCCCGATCCCGTGTCCTGAGGACACTGCGTATTTCAACGGCGGTACCGCATGCCGCCCATCGAAAGCATTCTTGCGAACTTCAGCGCCGATATCATCAAGAAGCTGGCACGCCCACTTGTCCGGCCCATACCGGCAGCCGGGATAGCGGCTTCGCCACGGCTCCTGGAGCTCTACGAGTTTCGTGTCCGGCTGCTCGCCCCACGGGAAGGCGAAAAGGACAAAGCGCAGAGGATCCGCGAAACAGGCCGCCAGCTCACCCGCCAATGTTAAATTGGCATCCATTTACGCCTCCTGATAACTTCCGCGGTACTGGTCGACGGCTTCGGCGTCCATCACAAGGAACTGCGCGAGGCGCTCGCCTTTCGGGAAACAGAACCAGACACCGTCCGCAATCGTCATACCGGATACCATTGAGCCGCGGTAGCCCGAGTCGTAAAGGCACGAGTGGATGAGTACGCCGTTACGCATCAGCGTTGAACGCGGCACCGCGATCCCCGCTTCCTGCGGCCCCATCACCACTTGCTGCGCAAACTCAATAACGTAATAGCCGGGTCCCAGATCCCAATAAAGCTTCTCTGAATCGTCATAGATTTTCTCGGGCAGAATCTCTACCCGCTTAAGCGGCTTCTTCGTGTCGCCATCAAGCCCAAGCGTCCCCGGCTTTAAGCGATAAACACGGTCGACCCGCAGATCTACAGCGTTCGGCTGCCTCATGCCGGCGTCAAACGGATAAACCGAGGTCTTCGTACTAAGATTTACAACGTGTTTCAGCATTTTTTCTGCTCCTTTTACTCAATAAAATCATCATCCGAATCGCTCTGGGACAAAGCATCTTCCGCCAGCGAGATGCCTACGTAGACCGTTGTTTGCCTCCAGACCCCGCTAACCTTTTCTTTTGGTCTACTGGTTTGTACGCCCCGCTTCGCCAGGCGCTGAGTCAGTGCGGTTTTCGTTTTGATCGCGTGCTCGTAGCCGTTAGCTCTCGCGAACTGAACCCAGGCATTCCAAAGGCTCGCGGTATCGCAGGACTGATCAGCGCCAAGGACGCAGCGCTCGCTGATAAATTCCCCCAGAACATCCATGGCGCTTCGCGTTTCCGCCATCTTGGACTTCACGACGGCTGGATACGCGAGCCCCACACGGCGATATTCCTTCACGCCTTCGAGCATCCAATTCAGAATTCCCGGGTACTCTTTCCGCAGCTTCTCCGCCCGGCGCGTGTCTTTCTTTACCCCGGGATCTTTATCAAAATTGCGGTTGAATGGAACAACGGCAATCCGTCGATGGATACCCTCGTCGTCCCCTGTGATCAACGGCATGTAATTCGTCACCATGACCACCACCCACGAGGGCTTCACGCTCTCCGGGCGGCTCTTGTAGAGCCCCCGCGCCGTCACCTCGTCACGCGACACCATGCGCTTCACAGTCGCTTCTTTAAGCCTCGCGTTCTCGTCCGTCTCCGGAAGCACGACGAACCGCTTACCAAACACCGCAAGCAGATCCGCCCGGGCGCCGCCCGCGCCCCCAGCGCCGCCTCCGGTTGTCGTGAAGGTCTCCGCTTCTACGGTGCAGGCGCTCTGCCCCAGGATCTCCCGAATCGCGTTCACGATCGTGGACTTCCCGTTGCAGCCGTTGCCCGTGAAAACAAACATCACCTCTTCGACCGGTTCCCCGAGCATCGCGTACCCCGCGATCCTCTGCAGGAAAGCCGCCATCTCGGCGTCGCCGTTAAACGCTTCGCTTACGGTCTGCTCCCAGAGCGGGCATCGGGCTGATGGGTCGAAGGCAACAGAGCTCGCTTCCATCGTGTAGCGGGATACCGCGGGCGGCAGAAGGGCTCCTGTCTCAAGATCGATGTCGCCGTTCGCGACGCCAAAGTACCGCGGCTTTGACTCGCGCCGCAGATCGCCTACGCTCATCCCCTCCCAGGTGCGAAGGAGTTTTACGGTTGAGCTCAGCGTGAAATAATTCTGTGACGTCTGGTAGAACTTGTAGAACCGCTTCCGCTCAGAACTGTCGGGCTCCGTCGCCTGCAGCTCTTTGTAGAGCAGATCCTGAAGCACAGGCCACATGGCGGACTCCACGAAGACCTGATCCACCACAGACCAGTGAACGCCGTTAAAACAGAACCAATTCTCGGACCCCCGGTCATAAATCAGCCCCGGACGGTAATAATTCGCCGCACGGGCCGCTATCCCCTTCCCGTTCAGCTCAAGCGCCGCGTCGCAGTGCCGGCTGTTAAAGCGGGCGATTATCGTCCGCATCGTCACACGACGCCGCCCGGCGCCAGATCCGAACCGCTCCCAGCGATACTGAAGATCGGAGAAGCCCTTGTAATTCGCCGCCCGCGAGCTCCACTCGTCCCACAGCGTCAGCGCTTCCGCTGAGCCGCCGAACTCAAAGTGAAGCGCCATGCCAACCTCAAGCCAGGCGTCGTAGTCCGCGGGAGCCGTGTCCGCGATATAGCGCTTCGCTTCCTCTATCGTGAGCCCTACCGGGCGCTGAGTCGGCGAAAGCAGCGCGTCGATCTCTGCGTCCGCCTCCGGAAGCGACAGTGCCTCTTTATAGGTCTCCGCCTTCCACCCGCGGCGCTCCGCGCATTCCACGAACTTATCTCTCACCGCTTTGAGAAACTCGCCATCAACCAGCGGGAGCGACCCCGGCGCCGTCTCTTCCAGACCAAACCCAAGAGCGCTGTCCCAGCTGTACGGCTTCCCCGTCCCGGGATGGATGGCGTAGGCTACAAACTGCTGCCCTCGCCCGAGGATCTCAAGCCTCGCCTTGCTGTCCCCTTTCCGGAAAAACGCGGTCGCCTGCTTATGAAGCCCCGCCTCCGCCCGGACCGGGATCAGGAATTTTGGCGCCCTGCCAATGCGCCGCAGCACCTCGCCCCGTGGGTACAGCTGGTCCTCGACCCACCGGGCGAGCTCGTCCGCCATCCCCTCGTCCTCGATATCAAAGTCGAGGCCGTAGACCGCGATATCCCCGTCGCCTGCAACGCCGCAGAGGATCCCGACGCCGGCGCCCACTTCCGTAAAAGATCGGCAGGCGTCAGGTGAAAGCGGGTGTTTTTCCCAACCGTTGCCTATTGGCCGCTTTGTCCCAGGCGTGATCGCGCAGATCGGATAACCCAAAGCGGCAAGAGCCGCGCCCTGCTCTCGGATGAATGAGCCCATATCACTCTCCCGAGAGCCGGCGGAATTTCTCATCCGCTTCTTCAACCGCCGCGGCGCGCTGCGCCGCCTGCTCAGCCAGATCCGTGTAAGCCTTGAGCAGCTTCTCCTGTGTTTTTGCCGAAGGCCTCTTTGTCTGACCGTCGACGATGAAAATAACAGCTGTTGAACTTAAGCCCGCCGTCCTGGCGATTTGCCGGCAGGAGTAGCCTTTAGCCAGCAAACGCTGAATTATTTCTTTCGTGCTTATCATTTTCCCGTTCTTTTTGACCGTTTTTTAAAACTTTATAGAAATTTTGTGTAAACTATATTATCACTGCAAAGCAAAAAGCCTCTTTAAAGGAAAACCCTAAAGAGGCTTTTTGACAACGGAGAAGGTGAAGATAGAGAACGGGCGGCTACGGCGGGTCTATACCTCAAGCCCTAGCACAGAAAGCGTCTAATGGCTACTATTGAAATGCTCTGGCGACAGAAGCTCGCTTAGCTTCAGGGCCCCACGGCCCAAACCCCCAAAGGAATATGAAATGCTAAAAATTCTCGCTTATTGCTACATCCCCGCCGCTTTTCTTTTCTCATCGGCTAACAGTCACAGCGATATCGACCTCTTT